ACACAAAGACCGCCCAATTCTTAAATAACTTATAGATATAACAAAGGAACACCCCCCACACCTATTCTCTCCCTCAGTTCTCCCAATTCTTAAAGCAGTTAGCCAAGAAGGTCATCAGGAACCTCAGTTGGACTGTCTCCAAGAATCAATTCCTCTCTTATTTGAGATGGGTCTCTGTCTAGGGCCATGAATAACAGCTCTGATAGTTCTCTCAAATCTCTGGTTGTGACATTCTTTTCTAGCAATCTCCTGATCTGTGGCCTACCCATTTTACCCACCAACCTTGTCACAAAGTCGTCCATTAAAGGGTGTGCCAACACTGTGAGACTCTGTAACTCCTTGTAGTGTGCTGGTCCAAAGAGATTGAGACTATCATCATCAAAGCTGACTTCATCCATATAATCAGGATCCTCTTCCACAGTTAAGTAGTCAGCCAGCTCCTCAAAGGCATCGTCCATTCCCTCGTCCAACATCATGTCAAACATTTCACTCATGTCAATAGGCTCTGCTTCAATGAACTTCTCAGGTCTATTCTGACCATACACAGTCCCAACCTTATTTCTAATTGAGGACTCAGTGCAAAGTCTGATTATCTCTCTCAGCCTTTCAAGATCCAGTTGCCTGGGGCTCCTCCTACTCCCTGTCGCAACCTGCAGTACAGGTCTGACAAAGCTCCACGGCAAGGGCTGGCATAACATCCATGATCTGGTTGGTTCTACAGAAAAGGCTCCCTTGTACACAAAATATTCATCCTCCATTATGTGCTTTGAACTAACAGAACTTATATCTGAATCTGAAGGAGTGTACGATAAGATATGCAGATCTCTTGGTCTTTTATCTTTGCTTCTCACAAATAGGTTGATTGTGTTTCTCCTCACCTTAATATCTATGTCATCATCATGGAGCAAGCCTAGATTTGTGATGTCATGGCGGACAAGATATATTGGGCACCCATATGGATATGAAGACCCATACATCTTGAAACCATACATCCAGTAATTGGCCTTTGGGTTGGCCTTGGAGACATCCGTGTTGTTATATACCTGCATGTCCTCACACCATGCCTTCAAACTCTGGGTCAGGATCCATGTTTTAGAGCAATTTGAGATAGTGATTCCAGACAAATGAGATGGCATACCCTCCTTCCCATCAATATCTATCTGAACTTGGTAGCCATCCATCACACCCTTCCAGATACCTCTTCCATAATACTTATTATTGACTGAGGACTGGCTAAACTGCTGTGCCTTCACAAATGCGCCAAAGACCCCTGCCTTCATATCTTCTATGAGTGTTGCTATGCCTATTTCACTTTTAATAAACCTTTGCAGCAAGCTGATGATGTTGGCTCTTGACCTCTTGTCATTGTAATTAAGAATGACTTGTGGCTCCTCCTTCAGAATCTTGACCACATATTCTAGCTTGGCCTCTTCGGAGTATGGGCCCATAAGTACTGAAAACAGGTAATGCTTTATTTTCTCTACTTGCATGGCCCTGCTGTGGCCAACTTCGTCTTCCAGCCCTTGTAAGAATCCAGTCTTACAGAAATTATCCCTTATAGCCATGGCAATCTTGCTCATGCCAAGATCTCTTTTTACAGGTGCGCCAGTGACTTTGATGACCCTTGGCCTACCCTCCATCCTGGCAAAGAAGTTGCGAATTTGGATGTGGTTAGAGAATGGTGATGAATCAAGAGTTTCTTCTGGAGTATCTCTAAGCCAGCGGACGATGGCCTTGAGTCTATCCCACTCTTGCCTGAACCCAGGAGATCCTATTTTGCTCTTTCTAGTGCCAAACCACTTGTCACTCACTAGTTTCTCTGGAGCAACTCTGGCTGAAGAGTGGTGTTCAAAAACAACAATCCGAGTCTGGGTTGCTTCCCTCTGGCTTGCTCTTGGGATAACATTAAACCTCCCCTTATCATAGATGATTGAATCAAAAGCCTCAAATTCTGCCAGATTAGGGAACAAAAACAACAAGTCCTCTTGGCTAATTTCATCGTTGCAGCCGATCTGATCAAAAGCTATGATCTTTTGCATCAGACTGTATTTGTCATTATTGACAACCTTGTACTCTTGTGATCCTGCATCTTCGAAAATGCAAGCTGAAAGAAAGTACACTGAAGATGCCATGACTTTACAGACAGCATTCCCGGTGCTTAATGACGAAACCACTCCAGGACTATGCACCTTTTCAGCTATTCTTAGCATTATTTCAGTCCCAGTCTGCGGGGCTCTGTACAAGACCTCAGGACTCTCATTGATCATCTCTTTCCAGGTTTCAGGTATGTTTAGTCTATTTCTTAGCCTCTTAAACTTCTCTACTGATCCCCACCTCAGAGTGGAGCTCATGACTATAGCTCCACCAGGACTGACACTGCAGGATTCACTTATAATGCCATCTGTTCTTTGAGATCCCCCTTTTACCCTCTTCATGAAAAATGAGTAGATGGACTTCAGGCTTGAATTCATTATGGCTCTGTACAGATTATACTTGAATCCCGACAGACCAGCAGAGTACGGGTTATCAAACAAGAAGAAACCAAGCCCAGGGTCGAGCCACTTGGAAATGGCCTTTGAGAATTCTGAGAATAGAGCACTTACACCCAACCCCATGAGCATGTAATGAATTGACGACTGGCAGTGCTGTATCATGGCTGCCAGGGAGAATGATCCTCCTCCTTCTGTTATGGCAGTGAGCAGATTAGCAGCCTCTTCTTTGCTTGCGACCAATGTCTCAACCTCAGGGAGAGAGCAAGAAGCAGCTATCCACCTGATGGTAGGCCTCACATGCTGAGAATGGAAGAAGAACTCAGAGTTGTACTCCATCACGAAGTCTGTGTTGGGAGTGGATTTTTCGGACGGGTAAATGCCAATATAAATGCCAAGGCTCTTCTTAATCCTAAAACACATAGCAGCAACCAGCTTGTATCTCATTTTAATCTTCTCATTATACGACGGAAAGCTAATGATCATACTACTGTCATCTGAGCCCTGCATCATATCGCACACTACTTTTGAAGACGCATCAGAGCCTAGCTTTAGAGTGAACAGTTGGATGGCTGTAGTCTTTACAAACTCCTGATGCAGGGAATGAAGCAAGGAGGAAGTGAAGTGCAGAATCCCCTGCATCATCCCAGTGCTTGTCTTGAGGTATGTGCACCCCTGAGATATCCATGGCTCCACACTCTCACCGTGGTATGCCTTGAACAGCTTACTCACAAACTCATCCTCAATCTGTAGCTCCTTGTGACTATCAATTATCCTCAAGAAATCAAGATTCATCATCATAAACTTGTTTGTGAACATCGAGCAACCTCTGATGATTAAAGGCCACCACTCTTGAGGAGTGAATTCACATAGCATCAGGGCAAATTTTGTGACATAATGTCCTTGATTCCACTTTCTAGCATCATCTGAGGTGGCACAAGTCCAGACAGATCGACCACACCTTCTTTTGGCTCTCTGCCCGTGTGTTTCTGGAATCCTTATTTTGTTGGATGGATTACATAGGGTGTCTGAGTCGAAAAACCTTCCAATTGCCCGCGCTATGGCCTCTATCACTGATTGAACTATTCTTTCATCTGCACCCATGACATAAATCTCTCTGAGACCACCATGCTGTTGTTTCTTGAATAAGCAGATCTCCATGCAACCTTTCTCTTCAATCCTTGACATGCATTCTTCAAACACCTCTATAGCCAAAGTCTTTCCTCTATGAGCAAACTGGGTCATCTTGACTAGAAGTTTATCTCTAGTGTAATTCTTGTCTTTCACGTCCTTGAAAGTGTACCATGAATCATCGAAGTTGCTAGTAGCTTTAAGAGTAGCTAGCCGTTCCAAAGTTATTGACTGGACCTCTCTCACTATGCTGTTCTCAATCTGATTCATTACTCCTCTGCCATATTGCTTTCTTAGTTTGGTCTTTGCATGGTTGCACAGCAGCTTCAGATAGCTCCTGCTGAACTCGTGCATCTTAGGGTCAATGGGGTCTTCATATCCTAAGTATGTGTCTGTTGGGGGTCGGAGATGTTCTAGCTCTATAATCTTCTTGTACATGGCTGATAATGCTGATGGCTCAGTGTCTTCCTCTTTGTTCTTGAAATAACCATTATAGCAGCAGCTAATTAAAGTCTGCAGCTCATCAATACTGTTTCCAGAGTAAGGATTGAAAAGTCCCTTCCAGCGGATGTTCCCTCCTACCTTGTGGAGCTGGAAAGGGGTGGCTGATATTCGCTGCATTGTGCTGAATAGCCTGTGGGTTAGAAATACTTGTAGCTCAGACCTGAGCACTTTTGGGATTTTTGACAACATCTTGTGTGGCTTGGGAATTTCAGGGAGTGACACAAACCCCTCCATTATCACATACCTTTGCATAGTCTGAAGCTCTTCTGTTGTTGCCTTGTCCTCTAACATAGTCAGGAGAGATAGTTTTATCATAAACCATGCATCTAAAAACTTCACAGCACTGGCCTGGTCCACGAATTTCCAAGGTTCAAAACCATATGTCTCAGCCCAGAAGCAAGAAGCTGCCTCTAATACACATAGAGCCTTACAAAGGTTAGTGATCTTACTTAGCTTAAATGAAACAAAGTCTGTGACCAGGAGATCACCAGCATCTATAGATTGCTTGAAGACACTAGATTTGCTTAACTCACCATGTAAGAACTTCTTGTTGACAGCAAGAGAGACAAATATGTGACCCTTAGAAGTTGTTGGCTTAATCAGTAAGAATATAGCAGAGTCCAGCAACCTCTTCACAATGAACTGATTAGGCTTGACGTGCTGCTTTACTGAAGCAGACAACTCTGCACCAACTATGGAGACCATTTGCAGCCAGCTTCCTATCGGTGAACTCAAGAATTTTAAATGGCAATCCAGAGTCTCTGGGGTCTCATCATCCATGTGGATCAGAGTAGGCTGATGCAGGCCCATTGCCAGTAGTCTCAGGGATTTGTCCTCAGAGAGCGGGTTGTACAGACCTTCTGTTGGGATGAGATCCTCTACACAGCTATCAGACAAGAACTCTTCCACTCTCTCAGTGTTGTGGCCAATGGAGAAGCCCTTCTTGCTCCTCACCCTGGCTTCTTTGACAGCTCCCAGATTTGCATTTCTCTTCCCACAAACTCCTAGGACTGCAGCATACTCTCTCTCCTCTGGGGACAAAGTGAGCACGGTGCGGTGGTACTTGTTCCTCTCAACTGACCGCTCTGTTGACCCTGACATTGCATATTCAAGCTCCAAAACTGGGTCATCATGCATTCTCTCTATTTTCTCTATTGAAGCATTTGTGCACACCTTATTCCAAATCTTACACATGGGATGAGAACCCTCCACACTCACAGACTTAAGAGGCTCCAGGTCTTTACCAGCTGGGCCTGTCCTTGTCACCCAGGGAGGAAACTGTACAGTCGACTTGTGATCCTCTGTGTCCCTTAAGAACTCATAACTCATCATCTCTGCCATCTTGTTCTTTATATCAGAAGCAGCTCTCTTTGAGTTTAGCTCAAATCTCTCTTTATTGGTGATGTCCTCAGTGTAGAGACTATCTCTCTCAATCCCCCTCAGGGCTTCATCAGTACATCTTTTGATGATCTTGGAGATATACTCATCATCAACTTCCTTACTCCTGAAGTTCTCAAAGAGCTCCCTCCTAAAGCTCGGGAATTTCTTCTCGGTGGTGTCCCAATCAATCTGTATGGCAGACATGACACTGTTAACCTCTCTTTCTAGTCTACTAATAGTCTCATCTGAGTCAAATAGAGCTGGATTAATTTCTCTCAATTCCTCAAAGATGTCCCTTGCCAGTCTGAATCTGAATACTATTTCGTTGACTTCTTCGTCTGACAGGTCGAGGTTTGAGATCACTCCATTAAAATGCACAGCAATTATGTATAGAGAGATAGGCTTTATAGCAGACCTGTTGAGGCAAGCTATCTCATATTTCGCGATCTTGTTTCTGGCAGCCAGATCTGCTGAGTTTGCATCCCCCATGGTTGTTGTAAATTCAACCACATAAACATGGCCAGTCTCTGTCTCTATGATCATGTCAGGGGACTGAAAATCAGAATCATCAGCCCTGTTCTCTAAAACCCCAAACACCTCAACAAACTTTTTATCAGTTGTGTCTGCTAGATGACCAAAAGTGAAGTCATGTTTAAACAGAGTTAAATTTTGAGCAGGGACACTTTCAAAAGGCTGAATAGTAGACCCAGATTGTCCATCAGCAAGCTCGGAGGTTGCAATATCTATGGTGACACCATCTGAGCTATGCTTGATCACATAGGCTGGTATTGGTGTGTCATAGATTGATGATTCATACCTCCTCAGTGGATGAATGGTTAATGCTCTTACAGGAGCTGGTTGTTTTTTAAGGATTCTTTCCATATTTGGGCCTCTCTGTGT